CCAGCGGCCCGACTCGCTGAGGCTTTGAACCCACTTGGCAGTGAAACCTGAGACCCATTAACTCAGGCAACGTGCTGAGCGTAGCAGGTCAGCTCCTGCGGCGTTTGGGCTTCCGGCTTTTAGGGATGCCTTTCCCCGCTGGAGTCATCCTGATTGGATCAGCAGGAGCAGTTAAGCGAGTGTATTTGGCAAGCAAGCCCTTTGATGCCAGCGATTGGTTGACGCGCGCTGCCCGTGCATTATTCCGACGAACCTGCTTCAACCCTTCGTTCAAGCTTGGCGCCTTATCAACAACAGCCTTTTGCCGCTTGGCAAGCTTGCCCATGATCCTGTCTGCTTGCTGCATTCTCTGCAAATCAGTCTTTTTGCGCTTCGCCGCTGCTGGCTTCGCTGCGGCTGGCTTGCCGGTAGCCCGTGCGCTATTGGCCGTTACGCTTTTTTTTTTGGCGCGTGCTGCCGTGAGCTTCTCGCCTCTCTTGATTCGAGCCTTTAAGACATCAGGGTTTTGCGTTCGTGTTAGCCGTGAAGTTGTCTTATACGAAGCGCTGATCTTTCCGCTGTAAATATCACGAGCACGCTTTGCAACAGATGCGGTGCGTGATTGTTTGGCGCTACCAAACCCGTCACCCTTGGCTGCATAGGCTCTCCTTTCGTTGCCGTAAGCCCTCTGGATGCGTGCAAACTCCCTTGCTTTTTGCTTGCTACGTGGGGCTTCCGCACCTGCCTTCGGCGCTGAAGTGGACCGCCGGCGCTGCATGTTTTTGACTTTGGCTGATGCGCTATTTGCCATCCGCCGTTCCTTAGCGTCTGCGCCTCTCAGGTCTGCATTCCTCATTCGAGCGTCGCCGCTGGCACGCTTGTAAGCAGCTTTTGCCTTATTGGCTGGTGCCTTGCTGGTTCGTGCGGCTGTCGGCTTAGATCGTGCTGTCGGCTTCGCTGCGCCAGGATCCCGCTTGATTTTCCCCTTGATGGCCCCTGCAGGCTTGCCGCCGGTCTTTGCTTTTACCGTTTGAGTTGCCCGTTTTTTCCCGCTTTTAGTTTTCAGTCTGCCGCCCCGAGCAGTGGCGCCAGTCGTAGCAAAACGCCCAATCGAATCACGAACGTACTTCCTGCCAGATCTGCCGCCTCGCTTAGCCATTGCCCAATGTTTCGTTAATACAGTCTAATGCCGGTACCACGGCCAGCCCTGCGATGCAATGGGTTCAGCTCACGCCAGACCAGATAGCCGGCAGCGTCATTCATATGATCATGCCCAGATTCTTTGTCGGGCTCCTGCCGCTCGTTATATGCCTGCAGCTCGAGGCATTCGATCAGCTTTTTGCATCGGGGGTTGATCTGGATCCTGATCTCCCCTTTCCCGTTCTCCAAAGCACCTTGCATAGCAGAAACCCGATCAGCCACCCTCGGATTTGCTTTAGGTGATTGGTTGCTGATGCCATAGCCGGCCAGGATCTCCAGATCTGTCTTAGTTGCATTTGTCGAGCGGTTGCCACCTGAGGCATCGGGGTAGCCGTAGAGCCTCCGGCCTGGATAGCGAGCGCAGATCTCCTGTGCCAAGGCATCAGTGTCATGGGCGCCGCTGATCTCATCGATGAAATGCAGCGCATTGCCTGATTTGATCGCGATTGCTGCATTCATATTGTTCACATTGAAATCAATGCCAATTCTCAGCGGCTCTTCACCTAACGGATCATCATCAACATCGGCAACATGCTTGGCACGGTCAAACCTGTCGTAGACCGTTCCCGTCGCAAGGTTTTGATAAATGCCTTCGAGGTATGCGCGGCATTGCTCATGGGTGTAACGGCTCAGCAGGTCATCGACAAAGCCCGGCCTGAGATTATGAGCATTGTCTGCGGTCTTCATCCGTAGCAGCGCTCGGCGCTTGCCCTCCCGTGCTGCATCAGTGCCAAACGTCTGGTAATGGAACCCAAACCCTTCTGGCGTTGAGTAGCAGTGCAGCTGGTTGAAGTTTCCGACCCTGATACGGCCCAGAATCTTGTCATAGGCACGCTGAGCGATCGAGGCTTTCGCAGTATCAACCTCATCGATGATTGCGAAGGCCCAGTCATCACCCACGATGCGTTGATAATTTTCAAACGACAGGCCAAGGATTGTTGAATCACCGCCAGGGAAATGCAAAGTATGGCTTACATACGGCGCCACTCGTGGGGTGTATGGAATGCCAAAACTATCCAAGAAATCCTCAAATTTTGGCGCCCAGATGCGGCGGACCATATCGCTGGTTGGTTCCATCACGCAACCAACAAAGCCTTGGTTCAGCGCGGCCATCTTGACGGCCACAGCATGTGCCGCGTAGGTCTTGCCGCTGCCATAGCCAGCGCTGATGCCGATTTCAGGGATACTGGTCGGAGCTCCGCCTTGTGATGTAGCGATAGCGCTTAAGCGCTCAACCTCAAAGGCGTTGAGCTGGCCAGGGTTAAGTGTTGCCGCGATGCGTTGTAGCAGGTCATCAACATCAGCCAATGCTGAACGGGTGCCAACGGCTTCAACCTGCAGTTCTGCCAGCCTGGCCAGTACCGGGTTATTCCTCTTCATTCGGCACTAGTTCTTGGCCGGTTTTGGCTTGGATGCGTAGCAATACGGTCCGCTCTTGTTCTGGCGTGAGGTTTGCCTCAGCGATGGCTGATACTGCGGCTTCAATGCCTTCATTTCTTGCTCGTGTTACGGCTGCATTGTCGCTGTAATGCTTGCGATATGACGGGCTATGGGTAAGCATCCATTGCGCTGATTTGCTGTCTCCTTCTTGAGCACAATTTGTGATGATATTTATGAATTTATGAGCACCAGCTGCACGACCTTCATTAAGTGCATCTAAAAGAGCTATTTCTTCTTCAGTAGGACTAGGGCCTTTTGCGTTTCCAATCCACTGTTTTAACGCTGCATAACTAACACCAACTGCTGCGGCGATATGTTCCAAGGCTGCGCCATATTCTGCGAGATGTCGAACAGCTTCGATCACTTTTGAGTTTAGTTTGTAATGTCGCCTTCTTAAGTTTGCCATTTTAACTAACTATTGCGAAATATTATAGCGCAGGCTCAATGGTAGCCCAGGTTTTGCCTGAGCGAATCTGGCGGATTGCATCGACTGAAACGTCGTATTGAAGCGCGAGTTCATATGGAGTGAAGACATTATTTCGCAAAAACTTTTTGATGTCAGCGACTTCAAAGGGCTGAAGCTTTGCGCTTTTTGGCGCACCGTAGAGACGCTTTCTGTTGATGGGAATTTCAGGTGTGATCACCTGCTCAGTCCTGAACGAATGGTTGCAGGATGGGCATCGACGGTAACGAATGCGGATGTCAACTTTGCGCCTGGTGCATGTGGTGCGAATGACGGGCTTGCCGCAGTTTGGGCAATCGATTGGCATTTGTGTTTTAGGGGTGTAAATGGCCGGGGGATGGATCAGCCCCAGCAGCTGCCCTTTATTTCCGCGTCACGCGGTTTTGTATTTGCAGGCTCCCCGGCCTGTTGTGGTTATTCCTGTGTGGTGGTGACGGGGGCTTCCTTGATGAGCTTCAGTAGCAGATCACGCTGGCGACGGCGAGCGTCAAAAGAGCTAGCAGCAGCCCTGGCTGCCCAGCCAGCAGCCAAGTAATCCCAGTCACTGGCTGTCAATTCAGCATCACTAGCAGCAGCTTTGGCTGCCCAGTCAGCAGCTCTGGCTGCCAATTCAGCAGCCAAGTAATCACAGTCACTGGCTGCCAATTCAGCAGCGTTGGCAGCATCGGCTACAGCACAAGCAGTCCTGGCTGCCCTGGCTGCCAATTCAGCAGCGTTGGCAGCAGCACTGGCAGCAGCAGCAGCACTGGCAGCAGCACTGGCAGCCCAGTCGGCAGCCCTAACAGAAGCTTTGGCATCTTCTTTGGGCCACTCTTTACCCTGTGCAAGCAGGTCAATCCCTGTGACGACGGTATTGATAATTGCCTGAACTTCTGGCTCGACTGGTGACAGTAAACGCAGCTCCGCAGCAAGGAATTGCCACACGACGCGGCTGAGATCTTTCCCGTCAGACTCAACGGCAGCAGGAAACGCTGCAAAGAACGCAGGTGCTTCGTCTGGAGGCAACCCTTCAAAAATTGCTTCAGCGATGCGGCTCACTGCTAAAGGAATGCCGTACTCACTTTCGATGAACTCAGGGGAATTCTTTTTTCTAGCCAAACAACCAATGAAGCAAGTCTTGTAGTTTCCCTGCTTAACCCGATCGGCTGCAACGTGAGCAGAGACTTTAGTCTGTAGTTGTTGAAAGTTTTTGGTAAGCATTAGTTGTTCTCCTGCGCGGTGGTGACGGGGGCTTCCTTAAAGACGGCCTGGCTGATGAATGCTCTTACGGCTTGGTCGTCCATTTTGTGGCCAATCCGAACGCCGGAACTTGTGATCAGCTCATATTTGCCAGGGAAGAACTGATTAATGCGTGCGCCAGCGCTGCGGGCGTCTAGGTGCTGATTTGCGGAGCAGACCAAATCCCAAGTCGTGGCGGTTTTGGTTGCGGTCATGAATCTAAAGCGAAGGGTGCCATCTCTGGCGTGATCACAGTGTAGACCATCTAAGGCATTCTGTCACCAGTCAACCTGAGGCTCAGGAAGGCTGAACGGTGATGCACAGGATCGAATGCGATCCAAGGGAAGAGGTTTCCTGATGTCAGGGTCACCGCCATCAAGGCGAACAAACAGCTGGTTGCCTGGAGCAGGACCGCAAGTGATGTGACCATTGGCCCATTCACCACCCTTGACGAGTTGGACTTCAACAGGGTGATTAAAGGGGGTCAGAGGTTCTTTGCAAACAACCTCCACAAAAGGGGCAGCCCCAGAATCCTGCAAAGAACGCAAAGAATGCAAAAAACCCCTTTTTTCGTATGTGAGGGGATTTTCTCCACAGGTTGTTTGCGTTGTTTGCGTTGTTTGCATGTTTTCGGGGGTACCCCCCTCTTGCTCAGAACCTGCAATAAACCAAAGCGGAGAGGGTCTTCCACCCGTCAATCCAGGGATGGTTTGACCGTGCTGCATGATCAATCCACCCCGTGCCAATTCCTTCAGAGCGCGGCTTGCCTTGTATGCGTACTGACGACCTTTGAACAGCTCATCAGCAACCTCCTTC